TATGGGCGGCGCCGCAGACATGACTAATCGCGGTGTAAAAAGCTTTTCAAAAATGCAGCAAGGAGTGGGAGGCTTAGTTGGTGTTTATGCAACGTTAGCTGCTCAAGTATTTGCTGTATCTGCCGCATTTCAATTTCTAAAAAGCGCAAGCGATGTTGTCAACCTTATAGCGGGTCAAGAAGCCTTAGGAGCTGTATCGGGTGTAGCATATAAAACAATTACAGCAAGTATTAAAGAAGCAACCGGAGGGCAGATAGCGTATGCAGAAGCTGCAAAAGCAGCCGCTATTGGTACAGCAGCGGGGTTAAGCCCCGATCAATTAAACAGATTGGGAGCGGCAGCTAAAAATGTATCCCATGCTTTAGGACGAGATTTAACAGATTCTTTTAATCGCTTAGTTCGTGGTATTACTAAAGCAGAACCAGAACTATTGGACGAATTAGGTATTATCCTTAGACTGGATGATGCTACAAAAAATTATGCGGACAGTTTAGGACTTAATGCAAATGAATTATCCGTTTTTCAGAAAAGTCAAGCAGTAGCAAATGAGGTTCTAACTCAAGCAGAAGATAAATTTGGTGCCATTAATGAAATAATGGATCCTTCTGCTGCTTCTTTGAATAAATTTCTTGTTAGTTTTGATGATTTAATGAATACTATAAAAACCGGAGCCATGAAAAGTTTGCGACCTGTTTTTGATTTTCTTGCTGGAAATACCCGTGCTTTGACTGCTGCTTTAAGTTTAATGGCAATTCCTATTATTAAAAGTCTTATTCCATCTTTTGAGGATTTTGGAAAAAGAGCAAATGCAAGTTTGCAAAAACAACAAGCCCTATTAAAAGATTATAGAATGGAGATAGATAAGACAAAACAGGCAATTAAATTGATGGATAGGGACTCCGCTGCTATAGGACGAAGTTCTGCAGGGGTTCTCGGTTCATTAGGAAAAGATACGACATCCGCAGCAAAAGGATCAGGTGCTGCATTTTTATTAGGCACTTCTGATACTAAAGCGGCTCAAAATAATGCTAGAAAAATTCTTGACAATGCCCAGGCAGATATGAAAGCACATAATGCTATATTAACAGGTTATTTGAAAGGCGCTACGGCAGAACAATTAGCAATATTAGAAACTAATTACGCACAAAGAAAGGCTCTTCTGAAAAAACATGAAGTAGAGCATGGTAATTCATTTAAAAGAATGGGGTTGCATGTAAAAGCTTATGCACAAGAAGCAAAAGCTACACTAATGCAAATTAGTGGCGCAGTAATTGGGTTTATAGGAAATCTAGGAAAACATTTGGCAAAACTATTTTCAGTAGGGTTGTGGATAAGTGTCGCAGCTTTAGTTTTGGAGATATTTTCTGATTGGATAGATGGTATGAAGCCTATTTCTGAAGAAAGTGAAAGGATTAATGATAGAATAGAAAAACTCGAGAAATCTAATAAAACATTGAACGAAGAGCTTCAAAAAACAGCAGATATTAAACCGTTTTTAACATTAACACAGCAAGTTGTACAATTAGGGCAGGCTTTTACAAGCACTAATATAATTGGTAAGTTACAAGAATTAAGAAGTCTTCAGGACGCACCAGAGCCTGATAAAACAACCAGCGAGAAAGCACTTAGAAGAACGTATGAAGTTATATCAGGAGCCACAGTAAGCCGTGATAGTATGGCGGGCGGTGTATTGACTCAATTAGATTCTATCTCAGGAAATATAATAAATCTAATACCTTTATATAGAGATGCAGCAAGGGGATTAGAGAATTATTTGAATAAGTGGTATCAAAAAGGAAGCGAACCTCATTGGAAAGAATCCGCAGACGGCACATTAGAGATACTAAAGAACCTTTCAAGATTAAATCCTGAATTAGATAAGTTTGTAAAATTATTTGAAGAACAAGGTTATCTAAGCAAACAACAAACAACTGAATTAGATGAGATCCAACAAAAATGGATTAATTATGGTATGGGTGTAACTAAAGCCAAGGATGCTCTTAAAACATTCAATGATGAACTAAAAAATCTGGTCGGAAAAGGATTAATGATAGATCCAACAGCAAATCTACGTATAGCAGGTGACAAAGCAATAGAGCTTCAGAAAGCCGGGCTTACAGGTCAGGGAGAAATAATTGGACAAACTTTTGAGCAACAACGTGTAGTAGATACAGACCTCGCTGCAAACAAACAAAAAAGAGAGAAGATGTTACAGCAGTATGGTAGAGAAGAAGGGGATATTCCTGGAGGCCCGTTAGGGATGCCGAAAGGTCTGCTAGATCAATTTCCAAAAATTAAAAAAGAATGGGATGATATAAATAGAAAAGTTGAAGACGGTCAATATACGTCAGATCAGCTTACAGAGACTATTGCGGACCACCTTAAGATCTATTGGGAGCAAGCGGATGCACTTGCGAAAACCGAACGAATTCAAGAAAAGTTTGTTGCGCTATCTGAAAAGCTTAAACCCATAATGAAGCTTAGACTTAGTCATGAAAAGCAAGCTGCCAGAATGCAAACCGTAGGTATTACAGGGCAACAAAAATTACAAAATCTCTCAGCCTCACTATTTAAAAGAGAAGCAAAAAATTTACAACTGCTAGAGCAAAAAATGCAAGCGGAAACAGCATACAATGCAGCCTTCGAAGAACACAGAGATCATAAAACTGAGTTTACCGAAGCAGAACTAGAACATGCTCAAAATGCTTTAGATTTAGCACAACATAATGTTGATTTAAACGAGATATCTAATGAATTAGCAAAGAGAAAAGATCAAATTCTTAGGGATCAGGTAAGTATTATGATGCGACAGGCCAGAGTTCAAAGGACTTTGAATTCTATGTCAGAGAGATTCTTAGAGCTTGAGCGACAAAGAAAGCGTGAGTCAATATTTACAGGAGGCGGAAAAGATAAGGAAACCTTAGCATATGAACAACGACAACGAGATATTGCAAGGATAGGTGGAGAATCAGGATTAATTGCTCAGAAGAGAATAGAAACACAGGAGGCAGGTATAGCCATTCTGGATGCATTCCTTGTCGGAGATGAAAAGGCGGCTGCTAATGCAGAGAAAAAATGGATAGCAGAAAAGAATGCTTTACAAGTACTTATAGATCAAGTCGAAGTATTAGAAAATTGGAATAAATTACAGGTTGAGGGCTTACAAAATGAGCAAGCAGATGTAGCTAAAGCATTGAGAACTAGAGCTCTTGATCCGAGAAAACAAAACCGACAGGAAGCGTTAGCCAAACTAGATAAAACCGCAACTGACGAGGAAAAAAAGAATGCAATTGCAGCAGCAGACGCAACTTTTGATCTAAACCTACAGTTAGAAGAAACTGATGCATTATATAACACTATTCAAGATAGTATGGCAGGCGCTTTTGCAGACATTATTACAGGTGCTAAAAACGCTAAAGAAGCCTTTGCAGGGATGGCAAAATTGATGCTCCAAGAACTTGCAAAAATTATTGCAAAACGTATGATGCTAAAAGCTCTAGGAACTTTGGGTTTTAGAGACGGAGGTATTACTCCCGTACTTCCAGGACCTAGTTTCGCGGTAGGAGGTGTGGCAAGAGGTCCACGTGCTGGTTATAATGCTACTTTACACGGAAATGAGGCAGTTGTTCCATTACCTAGTGGTGGAGCTATTCCAGTACAAGGGACTATGGGAAGTACCAACAATGTTCAAGTCAATGTAAATGTTGATAATAGCGGCAATGCAAGTAGTGATTCAAAAGGAGGTGCAGGAATGGGGGCAGATCTAGGTAAGGTAGTTGCCAAAGCAGTACAAGAGGAACTACAGTATCAGAAGCGTTCCGGTGGTATTCTTAATCCTTACGGAGCAGCATAATGGCCATTGGATTAGCAATTTCAGGAACTAATATTACTAGTGCTACTATACGCCCAGATAAAACTCTATCACGCGCATCCAAACCTAAGATAAGAAGTGCAAAGTTTGGGGATGGATATGAGCAACGGTCTAAAGCCGGACTCAATTCGATTGAGGAATCTTTTACAGTTTCTTTTGTAAATAGACCAAAAGCAACTATTGACGATCTTAATACCTTTTTCGCAGATAAGGCAGGGGTAACAAGTTTTGACTTTACTATTCCTGATACAGACAACACAACCGCTACAGGAGAGAAAACAATACGAGTAGTTTGCCCAGACTGGAATACACAGTATTCTAATAGTGATCATTATACTATGTCTGCTAACTTTGTACGTATTTACCAGCCATGACACAAGATAACATAATTTCAACCGATATTCAGAGTTTAGAAATTCCTGATTCGTTTATCGACTTATTCGAACTAGAATATAGTGCTACAACAACTCTTTATTTTCATTCGGGAGTATCTACTACAGTAAGAATTTTGAAAGTAAGTGAAGATTATAATACTATAACATTAAATACTCCTCAGACTCTGGCAGATAATTCCACTCTAGTTCTTACAGGTAGGAATAGATCTACTGGAGCAACAGCAGCTATAAATGCTCTGGTAAACGGTGCAGTTAATAACTCCCAGACTGTTGTAATAGACAATAAAACAGGAGATACAACTCCAGGTACCGGTTGGCCAGCAGTACCTGAACTAGGAATGGTAGTAACCGGAGCAGATATTAAAAAAGATGAATACGGAGAGGTAGTTTTTAACAAAAACGTTTATTACGGATTCCCCATAGGGATGGATGGAATTGATATTACTAATGACGGAGCGATGAATCGCCCGTCTCTAACTATAGCCAATGTTGAATCCTTACTAAGAACTAGTTCTACTTTTCAAAATGCTTTTGATAGTCAAAGAGCGGAAGCGGCTGGTGCAACCGGTAGTGGTATTGCAAATTTTAAATTAGATAAATTAGTTGGAAAAAAAGTTACCCGTCGAAGAACTTTAGAAAAATATTTAAATATTAGTGCGGGGCAAACTACAGATGCTGCTTCTGCTACAGATATTATTGAGCTACCTAAAGCCGTCTACATTATTGATAGAATTGCTTCTAAAACTAATATAATGGTAATGTTAGAACTGGCTTCGCCTTTTGACTTATCAGGGATACGCGTACCACGAAGAGAAGTAATAGGGAAGTACTGTGGTTGGATATATAAAGGAAAAAGAGATTATACTACTTCTGCTCTAAGTGGCACGGTTTATCTCAGTGCTGCTACTGCCCCCGCCAACACACAAGTACGAGGAACAGGTAGTACTGGCAATTGGAGTACAAACTTTACGGAAGAGCTATCTGTTGGTGACGAGATCCTAATCGGTGGGAAGTATATTAGAGAAGTAAAAGTTATAGGTACTGGAAACGACGATGCTAAAGCGTCTCATTTAGCCGTTGCAAGTACTTTACCGGATATATCTAGCGATGGAAGTTCCGCTAGTAATAAAGAAGCCGGACCTCTTACTATAGCAAAGATTACTCGTAGTAATCAAGGAGCTTGTAGTTGGGCATTAAATGGAACCTATACTCCAGAATTACTAACTCATAAAGTTTATTTTACCAATAATGATGAGCCTATTATTTTTAAAGGAGTAACTCATAAATGGGTTAATAGTGCTTGGGCAGCGCGAACTTCATCAGACTCAGCAATAGCAACAGGCACTCTAACAATAGTGGATGGAGCAGTAACTAGCGTAACAATACAGAATGGTGGAGCAGGTTATACTAGTGCTACCGCCACCATAGCTAAGCATCCGAGCGATACAGGTTCTGGTTCAGGCGCAACGGCAACTTGTACTGTAAGTGGCGGTGCAGTTACTGCAATTACTATCACTAATAAAGGGAGTGGATATTCAACTACATATAAACCAACAATAACAATTTCTCAGGCACAATCTGGGAGTAATCATGCAACAGCTACTTTATTCACAGCCGATGGCGTAATAACAGGTGTTAGTGTAACTTCAGGGGGTGCAGGATACGTTAGTGCTCCTAGTATAACATTCACGGGGACACACTTAGGTGCTTCTGCAACAGCAACTGCTGCTCTTGGTACCGGTAGTAATTCAGACAAAGTAGTTAGTGTTACACTTACAAATGCTGGAGAGAATTATCAAGATTCTGGAGTTAATGAAGCAGGGGTAGTATTTGAACGCCCTCCTACAATCGCTCCTAAATTGTGGGATGATGATGACGATGACTCCAATGATGAAATGACCTTGACGCAAGGAGATGTAGTTTATACTATAGATACTACAGATAGTAATTATTATTTATTTTGGATATATATGGGCTCGACCGGCACATGTACTACCCCACCCACAAGAACTAGTATACTGTGGGAAGCCATGTGGCATTACGATGGTTGGACAGATAGAGCATATAGTATAAACACTAAAGATGCCTATAGAAATGAGTATGTACTTCATCCCATGCCTTCTTGGGCTACTCGACAGGATGTGGATTATGTAGACACCTCCACAGTATACAGGAATAGTGTGAGTTTATCAGCTAGTAGTGGGAATGTACCCTCAGCGGATTCATTATTTTGGGCACCGGGAGATAGTTGTGGTAAGCTACTGATGTCTTGTAAAAAACGTTATCAATTCTTGGGAACTACTCTTGAATCGACAAATAAATATACGGTACCTTCACCGAATCGTAATACTAATAGAGTATTGCCATTTGGAGGGTTCCCTGGAAGTAGGAAGTTTAGGTAGTGCAATATTTACAAGAAATTCAAGAACATTTTGAAAAAGAATATCCAAGAGAAGGCTGCGGAATATTAGCAGTTGTAAAAGGAGAAAAAAAGTGGTTTCCGTGTACTAATATTGCAGAGAACGGTGATGACTTTATTATTGACTCACAAGAATATTTAAAAATACTACGCACTACAGATATTACAGCAATAGTACATAGTCATCCTGATACTACTAATGAGCCAAGCGATAGTGATATAAAATATTGTAATGCGTTAGGAATACCTTATTATATATTTAGCTATCCCGATATGGAACTAAATATAGTATCTCCAAATAAGGATCTTACAGATCTATATGGGCGAGACTATAAATTTGGAGAAACTGATTGTTTTGAAGCACTAAGGGATTATTTGGCACAGCAAGATATTATAATCCCTGCAAGAGCAATGTTTGAGGATGATTGGTGGGAAAAAGACTTAGACTATTTTACAGAAGAAACTATAAAAGACTGGAATCATGTACCAGTTAAATTAGCAGATATACAGCCCAATGATGTTTTAATTTTCAAACTAATGGCGAACGTTAATAATCATTGTGGAGTATATATTGGAGATGATATTTTCTATCATCATGCTTATAATAGATTATCATGCAGAGAAAGTTTGTACCCGCTATGGTATAAAGCGATAACAGGAGTATATAGATATGATGCGTAAAGTGTACTTAGAAGGCGATCTAGGTCATACTTTTCAGAGAAGTTTTAGTGTAGAGACAGACACAATACAAGGTGCTCTGCGCTGTGCTGAAGCAAATTTTTCTGGATTTAAAAAGTATTTAATAGATTGTCAAGAACAGGATGTTGGCTTCACTATTGATGTAGCTGATAATCAAGTTGAGGAAGAATGTCAGCTTTTACTTCCTATTAAGCCAGGGGATATAACAATTACTCCCGTACCTGCAGGGTCAAAAGGCGTAGGAAAGATACTTGCAGCAATAGCAATAATATATATACTGGCAGTAACCGCAGGCGGTGCAGGCGGGTTTGGAATGTCAGGAGAAGCAATCACAGGCATTACAGTAGAAGGAACTGGCGCGGCGGCGACAGGCACAGGAATGCTTGGGACTACCACAGTAAATCTAAGTGCTGGCCAAATAGCAACCTTCGAAGCAGGAAAGGCCGTCACCGCATCATTCGGGCAAGGTCTAGCAGCAGCAACAAGTAGTTGGGGCGGTCTAATGGCCGCAGGTCTAGCTGTTAATTTAGCAATGACAGGTGTTATGGAAATGATGGCACCAGATCCCTCTACTGATTCAGACCAAGAATCTTCTTATATGTTTAATGGAGCAGAGCAAAATGTTATAGAGGGGGATCCCGTACCTGTTCTTTATGGACATCTTCGAATACCAGGACAACCAATAAGCTTTGATTCAATAAGTTCTTCTTATAACCCTATTACAGGTAATACTACCGCAGGGACTGCTAATACCGCCACTGAAGGGAGCGCCTTTCAGGAAGATGGATATGTGTATCTTGGTAGTATATTCGGTCAAGGCTTAGGATGGAGATAATGTTAAATGGCTAATTCTTCAATTACTGCAAGAGACCGTAGACGCTGGAGCCCTGCTAACCTTTATGGGAGTCGTATTACTTCAAAAACACAAATTATTTCTGTAACAGATGTTTTATGTGAAGGACCTATTGAAGGTTTTGGTGGTACGAAAGGATCCGTCTTTTTAGATGGGGATCCTATTGAGGATCTGGGTGCAGAAGCTGCTTTTTACGATCGTGATGTTACATATGCTTGCACTACGGGAGCTGATAAAACTATAACTATATCCGATCCAAAAATTCTGAATCATATAGATGAGACAACAACCGAGACTAATAGATTTTTATTTATTTTTGATGCAAGAGCGCGCATTACCGGAACACTAGAAGAGTATCAAACAGGGTCGCTCAGAATAAAAGCAGACTCAGGTACTCCTTTTAGAAAAAGCTGGCTAAGTGACAGTTCGGGTTTCGAGCATGGCAGCCTGCATTGTAGAGTCTATAAGACGGATGAAGATGGCTCACAGCAATACTCAGAATATTATATAAACAAACTATTTGAAGCCAATGGTACCACTCTGGCTAATGATAATGCACCTCAAGCGCTGCTTAATGCAAAAAATATTATGACTAGTAGACCGTTTAATGAGGAGGATTCCAATAAGAATATACCAGTAGAAATTGTTTTTGATCTAGCATTATTAGTAGAGGTAAAAACCAATACTGATGGTAATAGATATTTAGAAACAGATAATAACTTTACAAATGCTTTTAATTTTACAGGTAAAAAAGGTAGCTTATCCGGAGTATTAATAGGAAATGCGGAAAAGAAAGTTAAGAGTAGTACTGTCCAACTCAGGAAAGGTACAGAAAATCAGTCTCCCTTAAGACAATTAGCAGGAATCGGAACTTCTAGTGTCGCAGTCTCCCTATCTGACAGCGATACAAATGCTTTTTCAATTTCAGGATCTAACTGGCTTAGTCCGCCCGATCTGGCGGATAACCCAACAAACGGAGCTTATCTTAGAGAAGAATTTTATACACTGAGTTCTTTAGGTGCTAATTCTCAATTTACAGAAACTTTTAAAAATGATCTCAATGTTGGAGACGGTACAAGTTCTGCGGGAGCCCACAGTCGTATAACTCTTTTAACAAAAAGTGTTACTCTTAGTAATCAAGGAATGAGCGAAGCTCAGATCTCAGAAGTCGATGAACTAAGAATACAAATTCGATACCCTGCTGGCCTTCATCACTTAGATGGCGGAGGCATCCTTCGTAGTCAATCTGCTGGACACCAAATTCATGTATGGTTTATGAAAGATGGTGTATGGCAAGTTACAGAAGGATCCTTTTTTAATTCTGGAGGAATAGCAGATACTTCAAAGTCTAAGACTGCTTTTTCTAGAGATCATATAATTTCAGTATCAGAATTTCAGCCTTTTGAGGATATTTGTATTCAAGTCACTCGATTAACTCCCACGGGAATGGATAATCCTATAGGGGGAGATAAGTACGAAGCCACCGCAGAATATAGTGGTAAAGTCAAATTATTAGGTAACGATGATAAAAATAATGTAGGTGCTACAGATACCTCTCAGTTAGCAAGTATTAACTGTATTATTAAGGAGACTCTAAACTACCCTTTTACAGCTTTAGGGGCTTGCACATTCAATTCAAGAGATTATACTAGTAACCCTACTCGTACTTATGATCTTAGAGGAAAATTGGTTAAAATTCCTTCAAATTATACTCCACGTCATTTAAATACTGCCTCTACTGATAAACTGGAGGCTAAATATGACGGTCTTTGGGATGGAACTTTCAAATCCGAGCTATTTTACACAGATAATCCTGCTTGGGTTTTTTATGATATGTTATCTAATGATCGTTATGGGTTAGGAGGGTTTTTGGATGAGGTTGATATTGATAAGTATGCATTATATAAAATTGCAAAATATTGCGATGAACTTGTTCCAGATGGGAAAGGGGGTCAGGAGCCTAGATTTCGTGCTAATATCTATATAACAAAAGCTACTGACTGTTATAAAGTTCTAAAAGATATGGGAACAGTTTTTAGAGGTATGTTATATTGGCTGGATGGTCAAATGTTGACTATACAAGACTCTCCCTCCGCCCCTGTTTATAACTTCGGCCCTGCTAATATAGTAGACGGCGATATAAAGACCGAAAGTTCAGGAAGTAAAACAAGAGCTAATCAAGTAATTGTTACTTGGAATAACCCAGCCTCCCAGTATAGACTAGAACCTCTAATTGTTGAAGATAGGCAAAACATTCTTGAAACTGGTAGAATTATAAAAACAGAAGCTCAAGCTTTTGGTTGTACCTCTGAAGGACAGGCTTCACGTTATGGAAAATGGAAACTTTGGACTGCAGTACAGCAAAAAGAGATAATTTCTTTTCAAACTGGTCTAAGTGCTGGATTTTTGCTACCGGGTGATATAATAAATGTACAAGAAAGGGATGACTATGGAATACAATTTAGCGGGCGAGTGTCCGCCCATTCTGTTGTAGATTCAAGTACAAACTCTCAACTAACTCTTGATAGAAATGTTAGTCTTGAGTCTGGGGGTGTACAAGCTGATGGGGGCGGTGAAGATATCGCTTCCTATAGCTTCTCTGCTTCTTCTACTTACAGCATAACAACTATGGTCAATGATAGGAAAGTGATAGTAGCGCAAGATACAGTTACTATTAGCAGTACTACTTATTCTCGTGGAGATGAGATTCAAACTGTATTTTTACCAACAGGAAGCAATAATGCATATCAATCTGCTACTATTAATTTAGATCAAACGGATGATGAGGTCAGGGGAGATATTGTAGATGCTCAGGATAGTTCAGGTAATGCAATTCTACTTCAGTTTGTTAGCTCCTCACATATAGAAACGCTACCCTTTACTAGTAGTAATGTCTCGGTAGCGGGTGGAAAAACCGTAATTAAATGTACTGGGAAATTTGGTGGTGATGTAGTTATTAGTGATTCTATTTGGGCAATAAGAGAACAAAAGAATGATACTACACAAGCATACTCTTATAAAGAATATAAAATTTTAGGAATAACCGAGGAGGACACAGGTAATTTAGGGATTACTGCGGTAGAGTTTTTCAATGAGAAATTTGATGCAGTTGATCGTGAGTTTGAGCTTGATATACCAGAAACTATATATGTGCCTGAACTAACTACGTGTCCCGCCCCCGCTAATGTGTATGTTCTTCGAGTACCAGTACCTGGCCTATCTAATCAGGGGGAAGAACTACTTGTTCAATGGGATGTACCTTTAGATGATGAGGGTAGTCCTTATAAAGATGTTAAAAGTTATGAAATTCAATTCATCCCCAATTTTAATAACGTACTTTATACAATAGATGGAGCTGAGTCAACCTCATTCATTATTAATTCCGTCCCTGACGGAGATTATAAAGTAGGAGTTCGTGCAGTAACCGAGGAAAGAAGAAGTAATTGGACATATACTAGAATAGAGATTCGGGATACTTATGGCTCGGCCAATATAGAGAATAGAGTGACTGGGATGCCTGTAGGTGTAGAAGCAAACTTTAGCGAAGTTGCGGTTTCTTCCTCTACGTTTAAACTAATGAAAAAAGCGTGGAAACTACGAAGTAAGGCAAATATATTTGATTCTGGTCTTGATAACCCTTCTACAAGCACCGCAGCAACTCATACCCAAGAGATGGCTTCCATGGCGTATACAAATAGTACTTTTCCCGCCATAGAAACAGCGTATATATTATTTGATCAGACAACAACAAGTAATGACTATTTACGCTTAGCGGCGGTAGCCAATATCGTTTTCGAAAATCAAAATATTCCGATATGGTATGATAGGACTGAATTCGCACCTAATAGTAGTGGCGGGGTTGAAAATAACAGATGGACTCATGTAGACTGTAATATAAGTGTTCCTGCAACAACAAAAACTAATAGAGTTACAAGAACTGGTGGTTCTACAGGTTTTACATCTGCATTTCAGTTGGGTGATATTATAAGGGTAAAAAGTGGATCAAAATTTTATGCTGCAAAGGTTGCTTTAATAGAATCTGATGATTTACTTTTTACGGATGTGCAATTAAATAGTACTGGTACTGCCTTTGCAATAACAGCAAATAGTACAAACAAAACTGTTGCACGACAATCTTTCCGCCCGGACTATATAAAAGATGGGATTTTAGCAACTATTACAAGAAGTGGTAGTACATATACAGCAGTAAAGCACTTAACCATCAATGTAGTTTTTACTGGTAGAGCAGTTACTGGTAGATTTAAACCTATTCAAATATTGAATTATAATGCTGATGCGAGTCTGAATAGTACCTGGACAGATAAGATAGAGCTTGAAGCTACTGCTCTTAACTATATTGAGCCAGTTTTTAAAATTACAGGAAATTTTGCAAGCAATGCCAATCCTAATAATTCTACGGAAGCAGGGAAGGCGGATAGCGAATTTAAAGACCCTGACACTTCTGGTGGCGCAATTTA